TAACATATCAGGTCTACTATTCTCCTCTGCCCATACATTAAAGAATCTCATACCCACACTATTAGGTGGTGCTTGTATCTCATTCACCTTTTTAGTGATAGCATAAGGATTCTGCCACCACCCATGAGCACCAGCAGAACTAGCATAAAGTAACCTTATATCATTCTCTCCACAGTAATCAAAGATAGGTTTAGACTTCTCTACATTATTCTCCCAGAACCTATCAGGGTCTTCAAAGCTTTCTCTAAGTGCAGCAAAGGCAGCCAAATGAATGACGCAATCATACTTCTCTTTAGGAGGTTTAAAGAATCCTATATCATCAGGAAAATCCATACCATAAAGATCTGGTCTTTCATTTTGCCACTCACCATATCCATTAGATTCTTGAATCAAACTCCATAAGTGGCTTCCTATGAACCCCTTATGTCCTGTGATTAATACTTTCTTACCTTCATAAAATTCTAGTTTCATGACCACATATTTTTTTGAATTTTATCTCCTATTTCTGGGAGATATAATATAGCTTGTTTTAATTTATTAAAATCACGTTCTAGGGTTTTTAATCTATTTTTCAAATCCCTTATTTCTTCCAGTTGTCTTTCATTCATGATGCCAACCTACTAAAACCCTTTATCTTTTCGAATCTTAGCACACTACCAAACCTATCGTCCATACCTGTCTTGTGAGATATTACAAATATATTAGCATCCTTTATCACAAAACGAATAATCTTAAGGAACTCTTCAGTTCCAAACCCATCCAAGGAGCTATCAAATACTTCATCCATAATTAGTAAGTTTGTATTAACGGAATTTTTATACCTTGCCACTTCCCTCCATGTGAATAGAAGTGCTAAGTCAATCCTCATCTTCTCCCCTTCACTAAAGGAAGCATAGGAGAAGTTGTCATGGATAGGAGATTGAACAGTTTCATTAAACTCCTCATCAAGTGTGAAGTTGATATAGAAATCCATCATCTGCAGATACCTATTTACCTGCTGATTAATTAATGGTAGATACTTCTTTATTATCTTAGACTTGACGCCACCATCCTTCAACAAACTATATGAAAAATCATGATAGCGTATAGTATCTTTTTGAGTAGATAATTTTTTATATGTATCTTCTAAATTCTCTTTAAAGGTTTCTAACTTCTCATGCTCAGTATTTCTGTTTGCAAGTTGTTCGGTAAGTTTCTGAATTTCCGATTCCAGATCTCTGATTTGTCGTTGGCAGCCAGAGATGCGAGTATTATTTTTAGAAATGCCATGCGTTAGTGAAGTAATCTCCTTGGATAGTTTTGTAAAGTGATGCTCTCGCTCCTCCTCATTTTTAATTGCCTCCTCTAGTTCTTTATAACCAGATTGCAACTCCTTTATCTTATCTTGAGCATCACTGATATTATTTAACCGAAACTCTTCTTTAATATCCTGCTTACAGGTAGGGCAAACAGTATTCTCTTCAAAAAACTTCGTCTTCTTTGTAATGGTTGCTACCTTATTAGAAAGAGTTCCTTTTATAGTTCCCATCTTCCTAAGTTTTTTTGTAGCACCTATTACCTTTTCTTGCTCTTTAGTAAGTCCATATACTTGATCATTAGAATGTTCATTCTTTAACATTAATACACATATCTCATCTCCCAACTCTCTACTTTTATTTTTCTTATCCTTTATATCATCATTTCCTCTTTTTTCAATTTTCTCCATAAAGTTAGTCTGCATATTAACTTTATCATTAAGAGACTCCTTCTTCAAATCCAAAGTCCTTATCTCCTCCTTAACTCCTCTAATCTTATCTTTAATTAAATTGTTCATGGAAGAGAAAATCTTAATATCCAAAAGATCTTCTATAACTTCTCTTCTATGAGTGGCAGTCAGTTGCATGAAAGGAACAAAATTACTACTACCCAAAATAACAATCTGAGTAAAAGACTTGTAGTTCATCTTAATAACATTTTGCTCCAACCATTTCTGTTGATCATTAGCAGCAGAAAATTGATCCATACATACACCATTTCTATGAATCTCAAATAGATTTGGTTTAATACATCTTACTACCTTCCACTGTGTCTCTGCAATAGAAAACTCCACCTCAACTCTACAATCCTTTTCATTAACTGTATTAATAAGTTGAGACTTACTAATCTTTCTAAATGGTTTATTGAATAAACTAAAAGTTAAAGCATCCAATATAGTACTCTTTCCAGCACCATTTGTCCCAACAATCAATGTTGTTGAGTCTTTATCTAAATTAATTTCGGTATATTGATTTCCTGTAGAAAGGAAATTCTTCCACCTAATAGTCTGAAATACGATCATTTTCTAAAGGTGGAATAACAATGTCATTTCTTGTAATTACAGAGTATCTGTAATCGTGCATCTCGCATGTTTTAATCACAACTTTACCATCAACTTCAACTACGTGCATTTCTGGATAGTCTTGATCTTCCAATAGAAGAGCATATCTGATAGCATCATCCTCATCTTCAAAAAGATAAAGAACTTGTTCTCCATCATCTGATTGGACTGAATATGCACCTTCAGTCTCTTTACCTTCTATTGTTAGAATAAACATTAGACTAACTCACAGGCTTCTTGATAAACTTCTTGTAAGAATTTTTGAACTCTTGATTTATCAATGTCTATCTCAGACTCCTCAATATACCTATTAAGGATAGAGAGAGTGTCTTCAGATTCAAACGCTTCAAACTCTGCTGCATCATGTAGAGCAAAGTTCTCCACTATTTTAAGTTCTGCTACATTAGCATTATACACCTTATCAATGAATTTTTCAAATTGTACTTGATCACTCTTCTGTCTAACAACTATCTTTACTATTTTATTCTCAAGTTCTCTTGCATCAAATAACTGATAATCCTGATCATTATAGTAAATTATTTTATGAAGTCTGTATGGATTATTAACTGGAGTATGTTCCAATGTCTCTGTATCAAATAAATGGAATCCTCTATTCTCATCATTCACATCATTCCAAAACATCTCATAAGGATTTCCAAGGTAATAAATGTTATCTTGATTTGATCTGCAATGATAATGTCCAGAGTATGTCTTTTCAAATTTCTTAAATACATCCCACTCCATTCCATGCTCCATCATATGGCCTGGTGTTGCTCTAAATCCGTTTAACTCAAGATGTCCCATACAAACAGAAGCTCTTGACTTATTAATCAATGCTACACTCTTTTCTTTATTATCACTATTAATCCAAGGCACAAGAAGAATATTACATCCACCTACCTCTATAGAAGTTACTTCAGAATATATTTTAATATTTTCATACTCACGTAGTAATAGATCAACTGCATTTACATCATTAGTATTCTTATAATATGCTGTATGATTACCTACTATAGTATGGACAGTAATGCCCATCTCTTTTAATCTATCAAAGTAATTATCCTTTGCCCACGTCAACGCACTAAAATCTATTGCCTTCCTACTATCGAAGGTATCGCCCATATCAATAACAGTATCTATACCTTCTGAATATAATACAGGAAAGAAAACATCCTCATAAAATTTAAGAAAATAATCGTGAAACAATTTGGAGTTTTTTCTTGCCCCAAAATGCTGGTCTGTAATTATTGCTACCTTCATTAATTACGTAACTTAGAATGAACCGCATCCTTGATTTGATTATACTCGCTATAGTTTCCATCGTCAAGGGTATCTCTTTCAAATACCTGTTCATATCCTGTCTTCTCCAAAATCTTATTCTTAATCTCCAATTGCTTCTTCTCCTTCTGTATTCTACGTAAGAACGCGTAGTGAATAATTTGTGTGAAATAAGCAAACGGGTTTTGAGACTTTTCAGGGTTGAAATTGTGTATGTATTGTACGCAGTTTTCAATTCCATCTGATATCATATCCTCCTTAAACATGTAGTTAACAAAGTTTGGTTTGAAAGATAGATGAGTAGCAATCTTCAGAAAACATTCTCCTATGTATCTGGGTATTCTCGGTTTTTCTTTACCTTGAATTTCTGCTATTTCAATGTTTTCTCTATGCCTTATAAGTGCTGCAAGGAACTCTTTGTTATTAACATAGTGTTCAGATCTTTTTCTTTTAGCCATAATTCTTGCAGGACTCATATCTACACTCTCTATTATGTATTAATTATAGCATCCAACACAATAGTTGACAAGTTATAAAAATCCCTATAGAATAACCTTTGTAAGGGTTCAAGGGTAGGTATTAGCTTTTATTATAAAGTTCTTCTAAAGACTTCTTAGCTTCTTTAATAGTAGATATATATCCCATTTTCCTATTTAATTTTTTCTCAGGATTATATAAATGATCTTGTTGTTTAGAAAAAGCTTCATGCATAGCTATAGTTTCTAAATCTCGAGATTCATTTAAAGTAAGAACATCTTCCATATTAACAATAAACAAATCATCCTTAGTAGTTTTTAGCCAGGGTTCTACTTTATAAGCATATACACTACCACTACTTCTATTCTTAACTTTTTGAATTGTAATAGGAGATTCTAATAATAAGAATGTTCTATCTTCTTCTTCGCTATATCCCACTAGAGCGAATATTTCTTCACCAGATTTAAATTTAATAGTGGCATAAAAATCGTCTTCCATCATTTCTTAATTTGTATAGTGATTATTTCATAATTAAAATTCTCCTCATTATAAATTTTAATTCTTTCTATAAGGTGATTTAAAGTATAATTTTTTCTAGAATTATAAGTGCAATCATCTCCAATGTCATATAGGATTGCCTTTACTTTGTCTTTTCCTTTTCTAAGAACCCTTCCAATTGATTGAAGGTTTCTAACGCGGGATTTGCTGGGGCTTGCGAAGATGACGTTGTGCAACCGCTTAATGTTGATCCCAGTACTAAAAGTGCCATAACTGGCAACAATAATTGCATCTTTTTCATTTTCTGTAATCTCCCTAATAGATTCTCTTTGTTCAGCATCAACACCACCATGAACAAAGAATACTTTACGGGTAGTGTTCTTACTATTATTTATCTTTTCATAAAGTATTGCACCATGAGTTTCCACTCTACTATACAATATAAGAGTATTACCTTTAAGATCTAAAGCAAGATTAGTTATAAAATTATTTCTTTTATCATGAGTAATTAAATATTGAATTTCATCTTCATAGGTTTCGAATTTCTTGGGAGGATGTTTAAGGACAAGACATTGTATATCTAATTGAGAAAGATGTCCTTCTCTCATTAATTTTTCAGTTTTGGTTACTTTATATGATGGTCCAAACAATCCCTCTAACACCCATTTATGTGTCTGTGTTCCATCTAATGTTCCAGTAAAACCAAATCTATACTTAGCATGTTCTAACTTAGTCATTATATTGACTAGTGACTTACTCTTGAAAAGATGTGCTTCATCACCTATAATGACATTATAATCTTTAAAGAATGATTTTTCCATTCTAAATACAGATTGCCACGTAGTAATAGTTACTTCGTTAGTATTAGTTATTTCTCTCCCAGAATAAATTCTATGACAATGATTTTTAGCATCCCATCCATACTCTATAAAATCCTTATACATC